TGACCAAAGTGCTAGTAGAAGATGGCGACCATATCCGTATTGGTCAGGTGTATGCAAAGCATCTTGCTCAGTCATTGATTGAGACCAAAGAGACTTTGTCAGCTAACGTGCTTAATCGTGCTTTCAATGCAGCATACCCCGGTGGTGATGGCGTTGAGTTGAACGCAACTAACCACCCTATCGTTAACGGTACTGCCAGCAACTTGCTGACAACTGCCGCTAACTTGTCGCAAACATCTCTTGAGCAAATGCTTATCCAAATCCGTCAGGCAGTGGATAACAACGGCAAGAAGATTCGTTTGGTTCCACGCCAATTGGTTGTGGCTCCGGGCAACATCTTCCAAGCTGAAGTATTGCTGAAGAGCGTATTGCGTTCGGGTACTGCTGACAACGACATCAACCCAGTTAAGTCAATTGGACTGTTGGATGAGGGAGCTGCTGTATTGTCCCGTCTGACTAGTGCAACTGCATTCTGGGTACAAACTGATGCTCCTGAAGGTATGAAGTTGCTGATGAGACGTAAACTTGAAAAGACCATGGAAGGTGATTTCGAGACCGACTCAATGCGCTACAAAGCCACAGAGCGTTACGATGTTGGCTTTACCGACTGGCGTGCTATGTACGGCACACCGGGAGTGTAATAGTTAGTTGTAAATAGTAGTAAATTCTAGGGTTTCGACTCGTTAGACTGTCCTAGCAGACGCATACAAGACTAACGAGTCATTTACTTTGTATGGAGGAAAATAATAATGGGACAAACAACTTTTTCAGGCCCGGTAACATCAAAGGCAGGTTTTAATTCTGATGACACACTAAATTCTACTGATTTAGCATCAGGCTCTTATAATTTAACAGACTTTACTGTACGCCCTGCTGTAACCTATACAGGCACGGTAGCAGCTTTAGTAGGCGCAGTAAATCAACGCACAGCGGGTGTTTCAGGTGGTAACATTTTCGGATGTTATGCTCAAACATCATTTTCTAATAACCCAACAAGCACACTAACAGGTTTAAACACTGCTGTTTATGGCGTGGTTGACTGTGGTTCTAGCACATCTATTGGAGCAGCTTACGGAGCAGTTTTTGATTTTGCGCAATTTGCAGGAACAAGAGCTTCAGCACCAAAAGCATTTATAGGGTTCGGTGAAGAATCTTCTGCAACTAATCCTTGTTTAAATTTACTTGAAGTTGGTAGAACTGGCAAAAATGTGGCTGCAGGTTTAGCAGTTACAGCAGGAACAGCATCTACCCCTGCAGGTCAAATTAGAGTTTTAGTAAATGGTTCTATTCGTTATATCCAATTATATTCAACCTCAATATAATGACTGAACACGATATACAAGAAAGACTTAAATCTTTGGACGCCCAACGTATTCAAATGGAAGCAAATCTAAATGCAATAGGTGGGGCTATCCAAGAGTGCCATTTTTGGTTAGCAAAGTTCAGTCAATAACGAAAAAGGAAAATAAAATGGGTCAATTTAAACCGATGGTAAAAATGGAGACCACAGAGCCTTCAGTAATACTGAAACTCAAAAGTGGTGGTCATGTGAACATGAAGAAGGGTGGTAGCACCTCTCATGGTCATAAAGCAATGGGTAGGGCTGACGGCGGTATCATGGACGCACTAGCTGGAACACCGTCACTTGTTGGTCGTCCTGCTATGGCGGCTCCAGTCCAAAAGATTGGCAAGCCATCCATGTCAGCACGTCGTAAGGCAATGATGGCTAAGCCAGCAATGTCAATGGCACCTGTTATGAAAGAAGGTGGCAAGGCTGATATGGCTGAAGACAAAGCTATGGTCAAGAAAGCCTTCAAGCAACACGACGCTCAGCAACATAAGAACGGTAAGGGAACTAAATTGGCGCTTAAAAAAGGCGGCAAGATGGCTACTGGTGGAGTCGTTCTTGGTAATGGTGGCGGTTACAAGACTGGTGGCGTTGTCCTAGGCAATGGCGGTGGTTACAAAGATGGTGGTATGGCTTGCGCTACTGGTGGAGTTGCCTTGGGTAACGGTGGTGGCTACAAAAAAGGGGGTAAGACCTCAAAAAAAGCCTACGCGGCGGGGGGTACTGTTAATTCAGGCAAACCTGTCGCGATGCCTCAAGGTAGCAAGAAGCCACAATCACCTGTAAGCATCAGCAAGCTAGCTGGTACCTACAAGAAGGGTGGTAGAGCAACTCCTGCTGAGAAACGCGAAGAGTCTGCATTCAATTCAGAGAATGCTACTGCTATGCGTCAATCTAAGGCTGATAGTAACCTGAAGTATGGAAAGGGTGGAGCCGTTACCGAAAGGGATTTGGAGCTTATGGAAACAATTGGCGACCCATATTCTATTGAAATGAGGAAATCAAGGCTAAGCGATGAAGAAGCCAGAAGAATGGCTGAAATGCGACCACCAAAGGGACACGCGGCGGAAGCCAATCGTATCCGTCAAGCCTTACAGGCCACAGGTACTGGTTCTATTTCTGATGCTGAGACCAAAGGTTACGAAGACCATTATGCTAGGGAGAAAGCTGAAAATGAGGCTGATGCTCAGGCTATGCGAGACATGATGATGTACCTACCTAACAAGGCTGCTGATTTATTTCATAAGCTACATGGGCAAGGTTCTGTCACAGAAGCAGAGCGTGAAGCTACTCGCACTATCGCACCTGTAAAGCCGTAAAGTAACAAAATAGATGGGGGGTTCGCCCCCCACTTATCACTGGAGGTAGAATGAGTACACTAACAAATGTTTTCTCAGCTAACAGCAGTTCTACTGGGACTATTTACGCTGGCGCAACAAACCTTGCTGGGTATCAGATTCTGTCTGGTGGAACAGCTGGAAATATAGTTTTTCGTGATGGAGGTTCTGGTGGAACCGTTTTGTTGACAATAAGCATTGCCACCACAGCCAATCCGTTTGCAAATCAAATCCCCGGAAACGGAATTAGATTTAATACAGACATTCATGTGACGCTACCAGCAAGTGCGTCAGTAACTGTTTTCTGCGGATAATGCCAAGCAAATCACCATCTCAGCACAAACTTATGGCGGCTGTCGCACATAACCCTGCGTTCGCCAAGAAGGTGGGCATTCCTACAAAAGTGGGAAAGGAGTTTACCAAAGCTGACGAAGGTAAGAAATTTAAAGGGGGCGGTTTATATGAAAACATTCATCGCAAACAGCAAAGAATTGCTGATGGCTCTGGTGAACGTATGCGTAAGGTTGGTTCAAAAGGTGCCCCAACTGCTGAATCATTTAAGAAGTCAGCCAAAATAATAAAAAGATAGTACCAAAAGGTCATGTAAGGTACAATAATAAAACAAGCACTTGGTAAATTTAAATGGCTTACTCAGGCACAGTTGGCACAACGGTAATCAATGTTCAGAAGCTCATAGACCATGGGGCTAGGCGTTGTGGAAAGCTAGCTGAAGAGCTGACCTCTGAGCAAGTTCTATCAGCTCGTGAATCCCTGTACTTCTTCCTATCTAGCCTGATTAATATCGGCATCCAATACTGGGCTATAAACAAAGAGGTTATAGGACTAACCCCAAACCGTTACATATACAACCTACCCAAAGGCTCAGTTGATGCCTTGAATGTGCTGTACCGCACCATGGAACGCCCAACAGGGCAATATACTACCTCTGCTGGTGGTGTAGTAGCCAATGTGTACGATGGTGACACTTCAACCTTCTGCGTACAGAACTCAGCGAATGGCAACATCGCAGTCAATTACGGCACAAACAATCCTCAGTACATTGGCTCTATAGGAATACTCCCTTATGTGGCTGGAGGCGGTAGTGCTGTATTGAACTATGTATACGAATTCTCTACAGATGGCAGTACATGGAACAACCTTTACACTGGAACTGACGTAGCAGTCTCAGACAATGAGTGGGTATGGCAAGATATAGACCCCGGACAGAATGTTTTGTACTATCGGATGAGGGCTACAGGCGGTACTACGTTGAGCCTGAGAGAGCTGTATTTTGGCAATAACAGCACAGAGCTACAAATGTCACGACTCAACCGTGACGACTACACTAACCTACCCAACAAGAATTTCACAGCCAATCAGCCATTCCAATACTGGTTCGATAGGACAATACCTTTGCCTACCGTGTATCTTTGGCCTACCCCATCAGATGCCTTCGTGCAGATGACAGTGTGGTACTCACGCCAGATAGAGGACGTTGGCGCTCTCACAGACGAACTAGAGATACCTCAGCGTTGGTACGAGGCTGTCTTGATGAACCTGTCTCACAGGATGAGCCTAGAACTACCACAGGTGGGCTTGGATAGGATTCAGTACCTAGAGAAAATGGCAGTTCAATATCTTAATGAGGCTGAGCAGGAGGAGCGCGACAAGTCGCCTATCTACTGGGCTCCCAATATTTCAGTGTATACACGCTAATGCCCATCTTCATGGACACGCGTGGTCTCACATCCTTAGCGATAGGGGTATGTGACCGCTGTAAAATGAAGAGGGCGTTTGTAACGCTAGGGCCTGACCCCAACTTCCCCGGACTTCGGGTATGCGAGGAAGGGTGCAAGGATAACTTCGACCCCTATCGCTTACCAGCACGTAAGACAGAACGTATTAATTTAAGGTTCCCACGCCCAGACGTTAGTGTGGCGCTTGACCCTAATGCACTTGTTACTACTGGCAATGCACAGCTTGTTATTTCTCCAGAACAGAACACGCAAACGCCTGAAAATAATGGTAATCTTGATAACTTAAATCTGAGTCCCTAAATATGGCAAATGTGCAAATAACCGACCTTCCCTCCGCAGGAGCTATTACTGGCACCGAGGCTGTACCTATCGTACAGAATGGGGTGACAGTACAGACTACTACGTCGGCAATATCATCCTCCCCTAACCAAACACAGACCTTCTTAACTGTAAACGCAGAGGCTACTCTAGCTAACAGTAGATACGTTGGAGTTGGCTCTGGATTGCAGATTACTGACGGCGGAGCGCAGAGTCTTCTACAGATTAATCTAACAGGCGCGGCACAGGCTCTAGGAACGCTAGGAAACGGTTTTGTTGTAAAGACTAGTGCTAGTACCCTAGCCAACAGAAACATCGCTGTAACAGGCTCAGGATTGGCTGTAACCAATGGTGATGGTCAGTCTGGCAATCCAGTTGTAGCTTTGGCTGGTTTACCGCTATCTTTATCACAAATGATAGGGACTGGCTTAGTTGCCATGAACGCTAGTACGACCCTAGCACCAGTTACTATTGTTGGTACAACCGACCAAATATCTGTCGCTAATGGCAATGCATCTGCTGGCAATCCGACGATAGCTATATCTAGCAACCCAGTATTGCCCGGTGTAGCTGGCGTGTCATTGCCTAGTGGGACTACGGCTAATAGGGCTGTGTCTCCACCAAATGGCACTATTAGATACAACACAGACAACTCTACATTAGAGGGTTACACCGCTAACGCATGGAACTCTATAGCGGCAGGACTTGGCGTTACAGCCGTAACGGCTGGCACAGGATTAGATGTAGGCGCAGGCCCACAGGGTACAATCACATCAACAGGTACGCTAAACCTAGCTAATACAGCCGTAACAGCCGCATCGTATGGCTCCGCTACTGATGTCGGAACCTTCACGGTCAACGCTCAAGGTCAACTGACTGCCGCCGCTAACGTGGCTATCAGCGCCGTTTCAATTGGGGCGGTAACCGCCGTCAACGGTACAGCAAACGAAATAACCTCAACGGGCACATCAACTGTCACGTTGTCTTTGCCTAATGCCTTGACCTTTACAGGTAAGACCGTAACGGATGGCACGTTCAACATGACCTCGGCAACCGTTGGGGCAGACACTGTCACAACCAATACCGCAGCTCAGACGCTGACCAACAAGACCATAAGTGGTGCAACCAATACTTTGAGTAATATTGGTAATGCTTCGCTCACCAACAGCTCTGTGACCTACAACGGTGTCACGGTGGCTTTGGGCGCTTCTGGAACGATTACTGCGAATACAACAAATCCTCTGACCATTGGCACAGGATTGAGTGGCACTTCGTACAACGGCTCTTCTGCCGTCACGATTGCTATTGACTCAACTGTTGCAACATTAACTGGCACTCAGACGCTAACAAATAAAACAATCAGTGGCTCAAACAATACTTTGAGCAACATTGGCAATGCCTCGTTGACCAACTCCTCTGTGACTGTTGGAACAACTGCGATTGCTTTGGGTGCATCAAGTCTTACTTTAGGTGGATTGACTTCGGTTGCTGTAACTCAAGACCCCGTGTCGGCGCTGGAATTGGCTACCAAGCAGTATGTTGATGCAGTAGCCCAAGGATTAGACCCTAAAGCCTCTTGCGTGGCGGCAACAACAGCCAACATCACCCTGTCTGGAACGCAAACTATTGACAGTGTAGTGTTGATTGCTGGGGATAGGTGTTTGGTTAAAGACCAAACCTTGAGCCAAGACAACGGAATTTATTTGGTTGCGTCGGGCGCATGGACTCGTGCAACGGATATGGACAATTGGCTAGAAGTCCCCGGCGCGTTTACCTTCATTGAACAAGGAACCCTATATGCTGACACTGGTTGGGTTTGCACTTCAAATGCTGGTGGCACTTTAGGCACAACCCCCATCACTTGGGTTCAATTTGCTGGTGTGGGCGCATACACCGCAGGTACAGGACTAACCCTTACAGGAACGCAGTTCAGTATCACAAACACCGCTGTCACCGCGGCATCGTATGGCTCTGCCACTCAGGTAGGTACGTTTACAGTCAATGCACAGGGTCAGTTGACTCTTGCATCCAACGCCTCAATTGCGATTGACGGTAACCAGATTACCTCTGGCACTGTGGCAGTCGTCAATGGCGGCACAGGGGCAACAAACGCTACTGATGCAAGAACTAACCTAGTTGCCGCTAAGTCAGGCACTAACAGTGACATTACAGAGTTGTATGCTCTAAACGGAACATCTTATGGCGTGGCTTATCAAAACGCTGGAAATCAACTTATAATGGGGTCAGCATTGACATTTGACGGCGCAATGTTATTTGTACCGGGCGGAATATCTGGAGGAACATTTTAAATGGCACAAGCAAATTACACCCCAATTCAGTTGTATTACAGTACGACTGCGGCGGCTGCTCCAACTTCTGGCAACCTTGCTAATGGTGAGTTGGCGATAAACATCACTGACGGCAAGCTGTACTACAAAGATAATACAGGTACCGTTAAGCTACTTGCTGATAACGCAGTAACCACACCAGTAACCTCAATAACCTTCGCGTCAACTGGCCTGACTCCTTCTACAGCGACGTCTGGTGCTGTTACAGTCGGTGGAACCCTAGCGATTGGTAACGGTGGAACAAACATAACCACATACACCACTGGTGACATTTTATACGCTTCAGCTACGAACGTATTATCTAAGCTAGCTTCGACGACAGCTGGTTATGTATTAACAGCTGGAGGCGTTGGAGTCGCTCCAGCGTGGGCGGCATCTACTGGTGGGGTGACATCATTCAGCGCAGGCACAACAGGCTTAACGCCAAATACCGCAACCACAGGCGCAATTACCTTAGCTGGTACATTAGCAATAGCCAACGGAGGAACAGGTCAGACTACAGCTAATACAGCGTTTAATGCCCTAGCCCCATCCCAAGTGTCAGCAAATGGCAAGTACCTAACGTCTGACGGAACTAACACAAGTTGGGGTACCGTATCTGCTGGTGCTTCTCTAAGTAACGACACAGCTACTGCTACTGATGTATACCCAATGTTCGCGGCAGCTACATCTGGCACACCTACGACAGTTTACACAAGTAATGCTAAACTACTGTACAAGCCATCTACTGG